GACGAGCGCGCTGATGAGCGCGATCACTGCCGAGATGATCTGTGTGTAGTCCATATGTATGCTCCTTTCAATCTTTCAGCACGATCTCTGCGATGCGTGCTGCCGCTTCCGGGCCGTACTTTTCGGCCCATTTATCCATGTACTTCTGCGCGTACTTCGCGCGGTTCTCATTTTTGGCTTTCCAGAGGTAAAAGCCGCTGGAGGCCGTTGTTTCGGCCAGTACCGCAAGCGTGATTTCCGTCAGATCTGCGCCTGCCGCGCAGGCGATGATGAGCGCAAGGCTGACGAGCGCGCTGCAAATCAGCCACTTCTTGCTAAACTCCATTGCTGTGCCCGCATTGCGCCTCCAGCTGGTGCAGGAATTTTTTCACATCGCCGTTCCCGCCCATCTTTTTATACTTCTCTCCGGCAATCAGCCGTTCAGCCATTGGCATTTCCTCGCTCATGATCGTGAGTCGGAGGATCGCCAGATACTGCTCGTCCTGATGCTCCTGCATTTTCCCGAGCTTTTTGTCGATCTCTGCAAGATGCGCCTCCTGCGTCGTGGCCTTGCCGCGCTTTTTCTGTATCGCGCCGACGACGGCGTTTACTACCGCCGTCAGCGCGGACGAGCCGAGCACGGCGCAGACGAGGGTGACGATGATGGTTTTGGTGTCCATTTTTCTGTACCTTTCTCTTTTATTTGCCGGGCTAATCGTCCGCCATTTTGATGTAGGTGGTGGTATCGCTGGAATAGCTGATCGTCGGCAGCGTCGTGCCGCCGAGGACGGCGTAGAGGGCCGGGTATGCAGTCTGATCGAAGGTTGAGCCATCGCACGCGTGCCACGGGGCAGAGAGCACGCGGACGGTTGTCAGAATATCTCCGACCTCCTTTGCCTCTGTGATCTTGCCAAATGCATCATTCACAGTTGGATTCGCAGGTTTCCCGCTCGCGGGCCATATAACGGCTTCCGCTTCGGCCGACAGTAGCGTTTCTCTGTTGAGCGGCGTCCCGGCTTCCAGCGGCTCGTCTTCCGGGCGGAGCCATGCATACCGCAGCAGATTCCCGCCCGCGTCATACACCCCGTACCGAACGGCGCCGTTTGCAAGGTTGTTTGTTCCGATCCTGTCCCGCATTGCTTATTCCTCCAGCGCCTTGATATAGGCGTGGCTGCGGCTGTCAGCTACAATCGTCGGTACCGGTTTCGCCAAGTCTCCATAATTACATATGGATATCGCTCCGGCAGTTGGCGGATTCGCTGCCAAAGCAGCAGGCGATAGTGCGCCGCTGAAAATACCGGCAGTCTTGTATATTTGATCTTCCGGGTCTGAAGCGCTGCAAATATATCGAGTGCTTCCGCCGTCTAGGCGGGCCGTAAATAGCAGGAACCCAGCCACAAACTCGAACCCGTATGTGAGATCTATGTAGTCTGCTGAGTTTGCGGAGATTACTTCGGCCCCACTATGCCAAGTCGTACTATTATCGATTGTGTAAGCGTACTTTAGCCCCCCATCCTGATATATCGCAATTATTGTATTTGTGGCCGCGCAGATGTACTTGTGTATTGCACTCTTTTGTATGCTGCTCGGAATAACTGCGTTTGGAATTGTCCCTATTAGATATTCCGCGCTATTTCCTCCCAATTCTTCTGCCGAATAAATATTTCTGTCATCCGTCCAGCAAAAATGCCCTGTGCTTTCGTCGTAGCTTGCTGCGTCTACGTAGTAAATTCTGCTCCAGTTGAATGTGCCAGTATCTTTAAACGCATCCGCGTAAGCACCGCCATTGGCAGTTTGGTACGTGTATCTTACGCAATACACATTGCCGTAGCTTGAGACGTATAATTCCAACTTGGAGCACCTAGAGGAGCCGCTGCTCCATATCCATCCTCCTTCTGTCACGGTTTGCAAGTCTTCTGAAATTGTGTAGGATGTGCAGTAGTTGCTTGTTGAAGAAGTTGCGTGTACGATAGCCATGCAATAAACGTTTTTCAGTTCATGATAGCATATTGCAACACCGTCAATATATTCGTTGCTTCCAAGTTCGGGGTTGAACGGATAGTCCGCCCATGTGTCTGCATCATCCGATACATACATATGCATTTTTGCATTCGAGCTATCGTAAGCAAAGGCGAACCATTTCCCGTTTGTGTACTTTATCCAAGACGTATCTCTATCGACACCTGTTATGCTTTTGCTTGTCCACGGGGCCGGAGACGCCGCAGGCCGTAAAATGTCGAATAGTTTTGGATACGTAGACTTTGTGATGGCCTGCCCATTGCAGAGCAGCCATGCGTCGGACGGCTTTGCGCGGACCGACATGAGGATATCACCCACTTTCGACGTGCCTTTCTGCAACTCGACAAGCGCGTCGTTGACTGTCGGGTCCTCCGGCCTCGTGCTTGCGTTCGGCCAGAGCTTGGCGGCGGTGGCGTCGGACAGCAGATTTGCCTTGTTGAGTGGCGTACCCTCGACGGTGGGCGCGTCCTCGCGCTTGAGGTATTCGTAGTGGTTGAGCGTGCCGTCGGCATTATAGACGCCGTAGCGGATCGCGCCGTTGGCTAGAATTTTTGTGGGTTGTCGATCTGTCATGTCAGAAGTCCTCCTGTGGCGCACTCCGCCGCGCCGGTGTGGCGAAAAGATTTTGCAACGTTGACGATTAAGTCTTCGCAGAGCGCAAGAATGCGCTCGATATCATTCGCGCCGATGTAGGTCAGGCGCGCCAGCTGCGGCACGTCCGGCGTCCCGGCAGGATACGCAAGCGCGTCGCGAATGTCCTGTATCTGCCGTCTGTACGTCTCAGCCTGTGAGGCCGCTGGGATGTCCGTGACGGCCCAATCGGTTTTCGCCGTCCATGCAATGCTCCTGCCGCAAATTGAGCTGAGGCGCGCCGCCAGATAGTTCAGGGCGGTTCCCACGCGGTTCAGATCGGAAGCGTTGTACGCGCCCTTCATCCCGGTCAGCCATTCCGCCCGCTCGTCGGAAGTCATGGCGGCAAAGCCCTTCGCCGCCAGCTTCCGCACCCGCTCCACGTCCGCCTGCGTCCGATTGGTGATGAGGGTATCGATAATCGTGCTCATGCGCCGACTCCTTTCGTTACGGCATAAATTCCGCCTCCGCTGAACGTCAGTTCCATGCCGGTCTGCACAGCATTTTCGTTTTGTGCGAATGCGTCGGAGATTTTGATGGTGTCTCCGGTTTCGAGCGCTGGGTTGCCCCGGTTTTTCACGCTGTAGATCTTTCGGCGATTATACTGTGCAAGCAGCCACGCGGCCACACTCTGATAGTTTGCAGGCGCTACGCACGGGTTATTTACGCTCTTGATGTTTTTTCCGCTCCCGGCGGTGATTGTCGTATCGATATTCGCGTAGTCGCTCTTAATATGCAGCTCTACGCAGTCGACTGCCTCAGATATGGACACACCGTCATAGTTATAAAGCTCATCCGGCGTTATTTCTCCCAATACTGCGCCTGCTGAAAGCTCCGCGATGTGCAGGTTTCCGGATCGATCAAACCACGCGGAGCACATAGCCGCCTGCGCCAATAGCCGGATCGCTTCCCGGCGTGTTGTTTTGCGTGGAACGGCCGGTACGACGGTTTTTGCTGCAGCCTCATCCCCGTAAATAACATTGATGTCGTATCCATCCAGAACGGACGCAACTGCGGCCTGAAGCTCACACGCGGTAGCGTTTCCATTCTCATATGTCGCACGTTCGAGTGTCGCAGCCATATCGTTTCCGACAAGCTGTGCTGTGACGCCGGAATCCCGCGCCGTTACGGACGTAAAAAAGAACTCGCCAACGTCTATGCTCTCTCCGTTTACAATGCATCTGGCAAGCAATTTCTGGCCATCCTGAACCACGGAGAAAACGCCGTCCGGGTTCAGAATGTTGTACCGATGATCAGCGTTATCGAATGTAAAGGATATCTGCCGGGACGGGAACGATTCGCAGGAAACGGATGCTTCCTCTATGATCTTCACGTCGGCCATTGTGTCGTTTTCGTAGGTTTCGGTCAGGCCGAAATCGATCTGCCGCAGCCGGGCGCGTGTCTTTGGCAGGAACGTCTTGTCAAATCGAATCGTCAGCTTTGTGTAATTTGCGGCAGTCATGCTGATGTTCTGCCGCGCCTGCGTGATCATCTTTGTTCCGATTGCGACCGTCGATCCGTCGCTCGCATACGCGGTAATTGTGATCTGCGCCGGGTATTGGTTCATTTTTTCATCAAACAGCATCGCCCAACCAATCGTGGATACCGGCGCGGAGAATTCAAACGTAATTGTGCTTGCCATTTCGGTGCTCTCGTTTGATACTCCTCCGCTCCACCAGCCAATATGCTGCCCGTCAAAGCTATCGTTCGGAATATCGATTGTCCCATCCAGAATCCACCGGTTCAATTCAAGCCCAGCGAACTTCCCGGATATGGTTTCTCTGTCGCTGATCGTTTCGGCGGCGCTTGTGCCTGGTGCCGAATCCGATGCAGAGGCCGTACCGTTCTTCTTTGCAGACGGGTCGACAATGTAAAACCGGACAAGCATACCAACCTCACGTACCGGTGTAAACGGTGCGTAATTGCTCGATACCTTCTGCATCAATCCACCCCTTGCTGCGTTGCGGTGATGGTCACGCCGCACCATTGGGAAACCCCGTCCTCATCGTAAATAATGGCCTTGTATTCCGGCTGGCTGAACAGGAAATCCCGTGTTTTGTCGCCATCAACGTCCGGGTACGTCACGCTTAAAACGTGCCTGGAGTTTATCATGCTGCGGAGTTTTCGGAGATCGGCGACAGAAAGCCATCCCGTTGGGATTTTCAATTCATTTTTTACCCCGATGATATCCATAACCGTTTTTCCGGATGCCATTGTCGCGGTTGCGCCAATATCCTTTGGCTGAATCGTGAACACGAGATCACGCAGAAGGGTGACTGTGTTTGTGCCGTCCGTGATTTTAATTCTACGCAAGCGATACACCCCTTTGTACGATCTCGCCCCGCAGCGGATCGAATATTGCTCTTGCTATCGTCTGCCCATCGAGCACAAGGTTGATCTGCATCGGCGTACCGGACTGGTTGTTGGCCAACAGGCCGTTTACGACGCCGACGGAGGACTTTGCCATACCGGACACAGAGAAGGACGTTGTGCCGAAGCTCATCTGTTCTTCGATATCTTTCCGCACCCCGAGCATTTCCCTGTCGAATCCCTGCCCAAGTCCTTCTGCCATGTAGCCGCCGATTCCGGCGAAGACTTTAGACGGGGACGCAATACCGAGGATGCTCTTGACGCCGCTCACAAGGCCATTGACCATATCGCTTACCGTCCGCTTTAGGCTCTCCCACATATGCAGAAATCCGTTTTTGATACCGTCAACGATATTTGTTCCGATGCTGCCCCAATCGTAGCCGAGGAACGTATCTACAATCGATTGGATCAGCGTTGGAATTGCCAGAATCAACTCCGGGATTGCGCTAATAAGGCCCTCAATAAGCGCCATAATGATTTGTGGGCCGGACATGATGATTTGCGGAAGATTGTTAAGAATCCCCTGTACAATCCCGATAATGAGTTTTGGCACAGCCGCAGTAAGCTGTGGAATGGATTTAATCAGGCCATCGATCAGCGATTTAACAAGTTTTGCGCCGGATTCGATGATTTTGGGGAAGTTTTCAGTAAGCGCGGTGATGAGATTTGTGATAATCTTGGGAGCCACCTCAAGCAGCCTCGGGACGGCATCAATGATCCCGTCCGCCAGAGCAAGGATGATCTCAAGCGCCGCATCTACCAAATTCCCGAGATTGCCAGGGTCGGTCAGCGTTTCGGCGATTTTGATGATTGCTTCCGTTGCCGCCGGGATCAATTCCGGAAGCGTCTCCGTAATGCCTTGTACCAGAGAGATAACAACATCTATACCGGTTTGAATGATTTCCGGCAGAAGCTCAACTATGGCCGGAACGAGAACCCCAATGGCTGTCGGCGCGATGTCTCCCAGCACGGTAAGGATCTCCGGGAGCGCGGACATGAGCCCGGTAACCAGATTCGACGCGCCCTCGATAAGCGAGGGCAGGACAGAGCCAAGTATGCCCGGCAGTTGCGAGCTTACGGTTCCCAGCAGCGTGGAAATTGCCTCCACAATGCGCGGCAAAAGCTCCTGAATGCGCGGAATCAGGTTATTGCCCGCAACGACAATGGAATCCGTGAAGTTGCCCACGAGGGTTCCCAAGTCCTGATCCGGGTCTGCAAGGCCGGTCACAAGGTTCTTCCATGCGGCTTTTACCATGCCGAAAGATCCTTGAATCGTGGACGCGGCTTCTTTTGCGGTCGTGCCGGTGATGCCCATTTCGGTCTGCACGACATGGATCGCGTCCACGATATCCGCATAGCTGGAAATGTCGTACTTGACGCCCGAAATTTTCTCCGCATCTTCAAGGAGCCGCTGCATTTCGGCCTGCGTGCCGCCGTAACCGAGCTTGAGGTTATCAAGCATCGTATAGTTTGATTTTGCGAAGCCCTGATATGCATTTTGGATTAAAGTCATGTCCGATCCCATTTTGTTGGCATTATCGGACATATCAGTCAGCGCCAAATTTGCCTTTTCCGCCGCTGCACTGGTGTCGCCGTCGAGGGACTGCAGCAGGGATGCAGAAAAACTCGTAACCGTTTCCATGTACTCATTTGCGGACAACCCAGCGGTTTTATACGCGTTGTTTGCGTACTCCATGACTTTATCTTGGCTATCCTTAAAAAGCGTCTCCACTCCGCCGACAAGCTGCTCGTAGTCCGCATATGCTTGGATTGCCTTTGTTCCAATCGTGCCGATTGCCGTCGCCGCTGCCGTCACGCCGACTACCGCAGCCTTGCCGACAGTGGCAAGGCCGTTTTTAATCTTCTCGCCGAGGCCGGATGTTTTCTTCCCGGTTTCGTCGATGCCCTTGTCGGCCTCTGACGTATCGGCGCCGATTTTTACAAAAAGTTCAAACAGATTCATCTTTGGATTTTTTCACCTTCAATCCGCACCGGCGCACAACGTCGGCGGTGATTTCCTCACAGGTTCGGTTGTCCTGCGGCTTCGGGCTAATAAGATCGGTGTACTTTGTCTGTGCAAAGCTTCCGCCCGCGAATTTCGCTGTGTTTTCCGTGATCGTGCGCATACACTCCGCCGCATAAATGCGAAAGGCTGATTCCTCGTTCTGCCGCTTTATTAAAATCGGCAAAAGGCGAATCAGCCCTCCGGCGCTTATTTTTGGAGCTGCCAGAAGCGCAAGCGTTACGCTTTCACCTCCGACGCGCACGATTTGAAAAAATCAGTGAGATCTTTGTCCTCGGCCAGTTCCCGGATCTGCCGCATTGTAACGAGAACGTTCTGCTCCAGGATCGCGTCAACTGTCACGTTGTTTACCACAGCCAGAATGCCGAACGCGTCTTCTCTATGCTTTTTCAGGATCAGTGGGATCCACTGGCCGATGCGCTGCACGCCGATTGCGTACTTCTCGCCGACTGTCTGCGGCTTTTCGTCGTCTGTCAGCTTTTTCAGGCTTCCCCTGAGTTCTTCGTCCGACACGATGTTCAGCGCGTATACGCTGATTTCGCAGAGGACATCTGCCGCCTTATCGGTGCTGAATTCCGAAAGTTTCATATCGGCCTCCTATCAGGTTTCTGCCGTACCGGCCTTGATGTACAGCTCATACGGCACAACATCCTGCTTTGAGATCGAGTAATGCGCGGTGTACTCAAACGCCATCTGTCCCTTGCCCTTGTCGGCGGTTTTCAGCTGGAATCCGCCCGTAGAAAGCGCGTTCATCAAACGGATTGCGATAAAGCCGCCATTGGTTGCACCGTTCTTGTCAGAGTAGTCGCCGACAAGCCAGATGTCCTTGAAGTCGGAACTGTCCAGGTCACGGCGCGGAACAACTTTCGTTGCGTCCGTGCCGTCGATGTCCGCCGCCGCCATAAGGGATTTGGCAGATGTGGTCGTCACCGTGACAAACGTTCCGGAACACTTTACGTCCACGTCATCCAGCCGTTTCAGTTCGAGTGTATTCTTGGGGCAATTGTCGACATCTTCGCCGTAGTCAGAGAACGTCGGTGTCGCCGCGAACGTAATGCCGCCGGTCGTTGCGCCGATCTGGTCTTCGGCTTCAAATGCGCCGGTTGCCGGAGTGAAACCGCTCAGAATCACACCGGCGTTAATCTGTAGCTGCTTGAAGGTATCTGCAGGAATTTTCGTAAATTTCGCCATCTAATCAGTCCTTTCAGTTTGCGGTAATGTACTCGACTGTGATATTCAAGTACCGCCGCTTGATATTTGCATCAGAATCGTCCCGGACGTTCTGACACCACGGAGATCCGCGCTTGATCCAGATTGCGCCGTCGTCACACGGCACAAACACGCCGCCCAAGCCGATAGCGTCCGAGATTTCCTGCGCTTTCGCGTTCGGTTCTGCTTCCTGCGTGGTGTAGTACCACAGATTTACTGTCAGGCCGATTTCTCCGCTGTCCCACGCGCCTGTGATCAGTTCATAGGTCAGCCACGGGAAAACGGCGTCGTCCGGCACGCTGGACGCGGGATAGGCCGTCAGGAATTGTGAGAACCACGCGTGCAATGCTTTGTCTTTTGTCATGTTGGCAGTGCTTTCTTTTCAGCAGTGAAGTATTTCAGGGCAAAGCTAGCGGACTTCGGCGTCTGTTTGTCCTTCGGCTCGGACGTGACGCGGTACGTCTCGCCGGTCGTCTTGTCGCGGAAGAAGTCGTTATAATCGATTGGTACGGCTTTTTGCACAAGCACCGAGTAAACGCTTGTCACGCCCTCTTTCTCCGCTCTGCGCGCCTCCATGGACGTGTCAAGCGCCTGATAGTTCATAAACTCCGCGCCATCCGTCCATGTGGTGATATATCCGCCCGCTCCATCCGGTGTGCGGCTTTTTTCGAGCAGCACGCACGGGCGGGCAAAATCATCAAGTAAGCTCATATCAGATCTTCCTCCACTGGTTCATGCGCGATTTGAACGTCGTCTGCCATGTCACGGCCCCGCTCGCGGACGTGCTTCCGCTTGATCCCTTCGAGTAGCTATACCCGCCGAAGCTTTCCGAGGTGAACGGGCTTGCTGCTACGTCGCCGTTTTTCTCCTGCCACGCTCTGATTTCAGCTTCGAGGACGAGGACAGAAGAGGGGACGGCCATCGGCCAGATGGAGCCGTTGAAAGTCTCATCCGCCATCCCGTAATCCGGGTATCGGTGCACACCGTCATTAAAAACGGAGCCTACAATCCGGAAGAATTGCCCTTCTTGCAGGAACGGCAGCGCAATGCTGCCGTTTTCTACTGTGTACGTTCCGTTGATCCGGTCTGTTTCAAACCAGTTCCGCAGAACTCCGCACAATTCGGTCAGCATTGTGCCGCCTCCTTCCTTACTTCGCCGTTACCGTTGCGTTGCCAGCCTTCTGCGCTTTGTAAGTCGCGTCAGCCTCAACGACTGTGATCTTCTTGCCCGTCGCTGCCGTGACATCGGACTTTCCGTCCCACGTCGACCACGTTCTGACGTTCTGGCCATAGGTCACAGTCTCAGCCGAATCGCCTACCTTGTACTTGTAGATGTTTCCGCTTGCTTCCTTCGCGGGCGTTACCGTGATCTTCGTGTTGCCGGTTGCGGTTCCGGCTGCCGAAGTAACGGTCAGCGTTCCGAGCGTCGGCGTTTCGTCGATATCCGCAACTGCGATGCCGTCCTGGTACTCCGCAAACAGGGTGAGTCCCATGATTGCAAAGGACTCGGAGACGGCGGTGGAATAATTGCCCTGCACGTGGAAACCGACAAGGTTCGTTTCGCCATCAGTTCTATAGTCAAGACCGGCACGGGCGAAATCGCTGTCAGCCGGGTCGATGTAGTACAGAACGATGTTTTCAACTGGCGTCGCGATCACGCGGCCGCGCTTGATCTCATCGTCAGACAGCAGGAACACGGTGCTATAGCCCATGAAGTTCTTGATGTACTGGAATCCAAACTCGGTCTGAATGGTGATGTCCGCGCCGCCGAGGTAGTCATACAAGTCCATGACGTTCACAAAGCCGACAACGTTTGTCGCGGTGCGGTGCATCTGCTTGAACTTGTTGATGACTGCGCCCTTCGCCATTGCAAGCGCGCGCTGCCAGTTGGTTTCGCTGACGGTCAGCAGGCCGGTATTCAGATAATCGTAGAAACGATTGGTGACATTGGTCTGCAGCTCATACAGGAACGCCTCGTCGGTCATTGCGACGGCAACGTCATAGCCGTATTCCTTGATCGCCTCGATGGAAACAGCCTTTGCGTACTTTTCGACGTTGATGTTCGCATAGTCCTTCTCGATGACAGTCGCTTTGGAGTAGGGAATCTCTTCGCCCTCGCCGACGCTCTGCGCGAGCGTCACGCTTGCAGTCTTGGATTTCAGGACGGTGCCCGGCTGCTTTTTGATGGGGCGCATAATGCCCAGAATGTCGCGCAGGTGCTGCCAGTTCCGCGCAAAGCGGGTTACAAAATCGATTTCACGAGCAGTTACCTGAACGTCGCTCGTCATGGTCAGGTTGTTTTTTGCTGCCATATTATTCTTCCTTTCCGAACAAATTGAGATTTGCGGCAATTGCTGCCTGCCGTTCAGACGCGTCCCTGATTTTGAAGATGTCGTCCCGGCTCATAGCGCCGCCGTTGTTTGCGGGCGGATCTTTGGTGTCCGCGCCCTTCTGTTTCGTGGTAACAACAAAATCTGCCCACTCTTCCTTGATGGACTTCTTCAAATCATCGGCGTTCTTGATCTTGCCGTCTTCCAATTCAACCGCAGAAAGATCGGTGACCTTCAAAACCGAATCAATTCGTTTTTCGCTGATACCCGCAGACTTCAAAAGTTCCCGATACGCGGATTCTTTCGCGCTCTTGGTTTCCTTCTGCATCTGCTCTCTTTTGTAGTCGTCAAATTCCTTTTTGACCTTATCGTGCTTATCCTTCCAGCCATCGTCACCTTTGGCTTTCAGGCTTTCAATCTCCGCCTCTACTCCGGGGAGCTTTTCGGCGTCCGCCTTATACCGTGCAAGGTCGCTTTTCAGCCCGTCTACGGTATCGGTGTGCGCCTCAATGATCGTATCCATCTGCTCTTCTGTCAGCCCCATGCCCTTCAGGAGCTTGCGCGTCAGTGCCATGTTCTATCTTCCTTTCCCTTGTCGGCGGTGCTTTGCCGCGACAGAACAAAAAATGTGGCAACAGTCATTTCTTTGCTGTTACCACACTTATACCGTATATTTATGGCTCTGGGACGCAATCTTTATCCGTTTTTCATCTCATCTTCGACGATTTGCCGGTATTGCGCCGCATAGTTCGCCGCTGCGGGCTTCAGATACGGCTGTGCTTTATTGCCCGCCGTCCAGTGCCAGTTCCCCTTCGCGTCCTGATACGCCCACGGCGTAGGTCTCCCGCCCGGATAATACTTTCCGGTTCCGAGTTCGACGTATACGGCATATTCCGTGTCACTTCCGATGTATGCAGCCGGTTCCCCTTCATCTACGCGGTGCATGATGCTGTTCCTCAGATTGCCGGTGTCCACCGGGCAAAGCCGCTTCGCGTACTTTTCCGCCGTCATGCCGATCTTTTCTAGGGCGCGAATCAGCGCGTCGTGCATAGCAGACTTCACTTCTTTGGAATTGTCGATAAATTCAACGTCCATTTTTCTTTTTCCACCCTGCCCATTCAGCATAGCTCATGTTCTCAATCAGCTTATTCCGTCCGGTCGCCTGGTTTCTGGCGCGGCGCTTGCCTCCGGAGGTGTCAATTCCTTCAATCTCGGATACCAACGTGCAGCGGCAGTTATAGATTTCGGACGGTGGGCCGTTTGGGTCGCCTGGGTAGCGGCAGCCGTTGGAGAACTTTTTGTCGTTGTCTACGATCTCGCCGTCGAGCATGGCGTGGGAGTGGCGGGTTTTTCCGTCGAGCGTCGCCATCCATTGTTTTCTGCACTTGATTCCCATTTTCTCAGCGGCATAATAGGAATCTAGCCGTCCGGCGTTCTGCGCGCCCGTGACGGCTGTGCGTGCCGTCCGGATGGCGCTGTCGCGGTTCATGGTGGTGATACGACTTTGCAGATCATCTGCCATGCCCTTGATGCTTCTGCCCTGTAAGATGGAGCTGGTGACACTGGCGGTTATCTGCTTTTTCCCGTATGCGAGATCAATCCCACGTTTGAGTGCTCGCTTCTCCGGGTAGGATGGCATAAGGCCCGGCTGCTCGGAAACCAGGCGCTTCACAACCCGCTCATCCCAGAGATCGAATCCAACGTCCCCCGCCACCTGCTCGATCATATAGGCTGCTAGGTTCCTGTTCAGGCTGTAAATCCCCGGCGTTGCGTCGTTGATATAGGCGATTGCGGTTGCGTTTGCATTCGTCATTCGCTCTGCGACTTTATCCCTTAGCGCTTCAAACCGCTTCCCGCGTCCAATCTGAGCAGCACGCCACAGCTTGTATTGATCCTCCGAGATCTCCCCGGCTTCCATGCGCGCCTTTTCCACCGCGTCACGCGCTGCAAATTTACCGAAGTAATCCCTGATCGTATCCGTCAGATCGTTATACGCTTCCCTGTATATCGCAGCAATCCGCTTTTCAAGCTTTGCGAGCTCTGCGTCGGTCATTTTCTGCCCGGCGGTGTTGCTTGTGCTCATACATTTCTATCCGCCTCGCCGAGCACGGCGCAGACGAGGGTTACGATGATTGCCTTGGTGTCCATGGCTATGTACCTTCTTCCGTGATCTTCTTCCACCCGTCCGGGTTAACGGATGGGTTCCAGACGTTGGCGGCGAGCAGGGATTCGTAGAGCTCGTCCTGCCACCAGCCTTTTTCGCCTTTGGAGAATGCAAGGCCGGCGGTGATGGTCTCGGGGATGATGCGGAAGCCCTGCTTGTAGGCGATGTCTTCCCAGAGGGCCGGGGCGGCGTCCGGGGTGTTCTGGGCCGTGTCCCAGAGGTCGGAGGCGGCGCGCTTGATGGTGCCGCCCCAGTTGATGCGCGTGCCGGCTTTGACGAGGCTGCCGGAGCCGGTCAGGCGGGTGAAAAGCTCCGGCGCGAGACTCGCGTCGGCGTCAGTGAGACTGGCGGCGCTTTTGACGATATAGGGGCGCAGCGCCCGCGCCCGCTCGGTATACGTGCTCATGTCAGTCCGCCTCCCCGAGCAGAATTTTTGCGGCGGTCTCGGCGTCGTCCAGCCGGGCGCGCAGGGCGTCGGTGTCCTCCGCAGCTTCTTCCGCCGGGATCCTGGTCTCCGTCTCCGTGTAGGTATATGACGCGCCCTCAACATCGATAGCCTCGGCGTATTCCGCGCCAGTCTCATTCTGCCGAATCATCATTCCTGCATCAGAATAGGTACGGTATAGCTTTACACCATCCTTACGCTGTGTATAAAATTCTCTTTGAATCATCTTTACACCCCCACGATATGATCTGCATAGGTTGACCAGTTTGTAGCCGCCTTCCACGCATTCACAAGTGCTGCCGGAACGCGGATTTTGCAGTCAGCGGGAATGCCGGTAAAAGCGGTGGTGGATGCTAGTGTCGGAACCGTTGTACAAGCTGTGAAATCATAAAAAACTACACCTCGGCAATTCTTAAATGCAGAATCTCCAATACTTGTTATACCATTAGGTATTGTAATTGATGCTAGAGAATAACAACTATTGAATATAGAATCTCCAACACTTGTTATACCATTAGGTATTGTAATTGATGCTAGAGAACGACAATTATGAAATGCAGAATCTCCAACACTTGTTATACCATTAGGTATTGTAATTGATGCTAGAGAATAACAACTATTGAATATAGAATTTCCAATATTTGTTACACTGTCAGGTATTGTAATTGCCGTTAGAGAATAACAACTATAGAATATTGACTCTTTAATACTTGTTATACTATTAGGCATTGTAATTGATGCCAGAGAATAACAACTATAGAATGATGACCCATCAATACTTGTTATACCATTTCCAATCTCAATTTTCTGAACACTGCTTCGATAAACATAATTTCGATTGTCATCGCTAGACGAATACCGAAGGATTGCGCTAGCACTAGTCAATGAAAATTCGCCATAAAATCCCATCGTCCCATCAACTGTCAGTTTAATCACATACTCGCCCGGTACGGCATAAGCATGATTCGGTGTCCATTTTACAGTCGTTACGTCTGTTCCTGTTAGCGTATCCGGTGTGGTTCCATCGCCCCAGTCCACGGTGACAGTGCCATTCGGGCAAACGCCAAGCATTGGAGATGTGCGGCCCTCTTCCAGACGGATATAGATACGGGTCTTGCCGTCATCCGTGATGTACATCGCGCCGACGTTCATTTTGCGGTTTGTGGTCTTGAGGCCAGCCAGCGACCAGTTCCAGCCCTGACAGGTAAGTCCGTTATGCGATGGATAATCAGGTAGTGCGGTCTTTGTCGCCAGTTCTTCCAGCGTCCAAGACGTGACAATCGTGCCGTCGTAGTCGTAAAACGTGATGTCACCGGGTGTGCCGGGGGCGGAGCCTCCGGCCTGAATGGCCTGAATCGCTGTCACAAATCCGTCCGGGTAGACCAGTGGGTCAGATGTGCCGCCCTTCTCCCGGATAGCTGATGCAACCTTTGTCAGGTCAGCCGTATTCGTCAAATATTCCGCCATCAGAAGCTACCTCCATTCGCGTTTGCGATCTCTACAGCCGCCCATTCCCCTTTTACTACTCGCAGGAATTTTCCGTTGTCGGAGGCGGTGACGGCCGGAAGTTCCTTTTTGCTCCACACCTCTTTATTGTCGCGCACGTTGCCGATGGCCTCGTCGATCTGCGCGCCGGTATACTGGCTGTTGTACGCCATGCGATCACTCCTTCATGCACAGGAAATCCTCTCCGTCAGCCGTTTTCATGGTCTGCGACTGTCCGGACGGGATAAATCCATAATTGTCATTCCAGCTGCCGTCCGCGCCCTGCGCGAACAGCGAAATTCTGTATTCTCCGTCTCCGGAAAGCAGAAAATCGTCGTATACCTCAAAGGTGCGCTTCGTGCCCGCCGGGGTCTGGGAGAAGGACGCGATCAAAGCGCCCTTCCCGCGGCCCCAATCCTCGCCGGACTTCGTCGCGCGGCACTCAAAAGCCGTATAGGCGATGTCCGACGAGAATGTGACGGTGATCGAGTCGAATCCCGAGACTGCCGATATCTTGTTTCCGGTGATGGAGAAGGTCAACTCCGGCGCGGCCATTACGCGGCGCTCCACGTCCCGGCGGCGTTTTTGACGAAGACCTTCACGATCTTCACGCCGTCGCCGGAGGACGCTGCTTCGAGATCCGCGCCCTTGACGGTGACGTTGATAGCGGTGTTCTTCTTGTAGCCGCCTGCCGTGCCGCTGACGTTCGTGGAGCCGCCCGTCGCCGGGATCTGCGTGCCCGCCGTGTGCAGGCTGCTCGTCGCCGGAACGACGCGGACGGTGTATTCCTCGAAGTCTACGTCGCAGACGAAGGAGAAGGCCGCCGCGTCGTAGCCCGTGACCTTGGAGATGCGGCTCTTGTCGGGGCCGGTGATGGTCACGGCGGGGATCGAGGTGTTGAGCGTGATGGAGTCGCTGGCCGCAGCCGATTCGTTGCCGACGTCGTCGCGCACCTTTACATGGATCGTCTTCAGGCCGTCGCCGTCTGGGAGCGTAATGGATTTTGTTGCGGCGAACGTCTCCCACGACGCATCTGCTTCCTTTGCCGCCGCCTTTGTGCCCCAGATCTTCATCTGGTAGCCGGTCGTCGCGGCGTCGGTGACTGAGATCTTCGCGGTGACGGTCGCGCTGGTCGCGTACTGCGCGCCGTCGTTCAGGATCAGCGATAGGCCGGCAGGTGCCAGCGTATCAAGTGTCAGATTGAAAAAACTTGCCATCTGGATTTATCCCCTTTCTTCGCTTGTGAGTTCAATGTACAAAAATCCGCCCGGTCTTTCGTAGATGGTTTTCGTGCCCAGGTGGGCGGATTTGATGCCCATGGAGCCGATGAACAGCTCCAGAATGCGTTTGAGTCCAACTGCCAGCATGTTATCCCTCCAACAGATACAGTGTCCGCGCGTCCTTTTTGTCCAGCGCGGCATAGTCCGATTTTGTCAGCACGCGGATCTCATCGATCTGCGCCGATGCAATGCCTCCGCCGCCGGAGCCGCCGCCAGCACGCACGGAAACGTTAAAGGAAACGTCGATCGGATCGCGGTTCTTGAGTTCAAATTCAATGCCGCCCATCACAACACCGCCTTTGAAAGCGCGTGCGCAACGTCGATCTGCTTGATCTCCGAGCCAATCACGTCACCGCTCTTGAATTTCACGCGCACCTGCATCTGGCAGAGTTTCGGGAGCCGAAAGGTCTCCTGCTGGGTGAGGGGAATGTGGAACTTTCCATCCGAGTATTCCGCGTCCCCCGGATAAATTTTTTTGAAATTGAATAAAGTGAACTCAACCGCCTTGATATCCGCAATATTGATGGGGGAACCGTTGTTTTTGATTGTAACATCGAGGCTGTACGCATCACCCTGTACCATGCTGCTCATACGTCTATTCCTCCATATCTTTCGTGGAATATCGCTCTAATTCTTCCGCGCTTTTTCTCTTCAAAATGTTTGCGATTTCCTCCTGCGTAAGCCACGGCAGCTTGCTCAGAATCGTTTCGTCGTCAAGGTAGCTCGCGGCAAGCAACACCATCTGCGTCTGCTCCAGCTGGTTTACGATCTTCGAGCGCGTAAATGTCGGCTCATCGTCAATGCCGATCAGCGCAAAAAGCTGATACAGGAAATCACCGACGCAGTATTCAAATTCGTCGACCTTGTTGTCCATCTGCTGGTATGCCGCTGTGATCTCGGTTGCCGTCTTTTGCCCGCCCTGTATTTTCGTGGTGTCCAGCATTTGGAAGTCCCTGTAAAGATCGTCGCTGAGTCTGCTCAGCAGCGCTTCCCGCGCCTCGACTGGAATCGTAAGCGTGTGGGCCTCCGCCTTTGCGCCGTCGTCGTCCACAAGGCCGACTCCGATCCGCCGCATAGTTTCTTTGAACCGCGCCATATCGATTTCGTCCATGCCGCCTGCGTTGGAGATCGTCCAGTAGATAATCGATGCGTCATCTACGGTATCCGCGAAACCGGATTTGATCAGATCATAGCAGTCGATTGCCTCGCGTTGGCCAACAAGCTCGGACTGCCGGGCGCGATTGCCGTACATGGGGATGATCGGGAATCCGGGGTAATTCTGATACTCCAAGATTTCTGTTCCGTCCACCTCAGACGAGGCTTCGACGGAGATATAGCCGCGTTTCGGTGCTAAAATCTCCATCTCTTTCCCGCTCCTGCGGATGAATTGTGTGAATCCGTCCGGCTCGTACAGTGTCGCCCGCAGCGGCTTGTTCGCCGCCACCTGCCAGAACCGAATACCGGCGCGAAGCGATCCGTTTTCCTCATCCAGCATCGGAACGAAGTCCAAAACCGTGAACACTTCCAGATGATCGAGGTTCCAGAAGCCATAAGCCACGCCGCCGACAAGCGCCGAGCGCGCCAGATCCTGAATCTGATTGTCAAATTTTTTGCCGAGCCGCTTCTTGTTCTCGGCGTTTTTCAGTATCACGCCGTTGCTGAGCAGATACTGTGTTTCCTGCCGCATGAAAATCGGGAAGAATGCGCTGCGGAGCTTGTAATTTGCGCTATAGTTGTCCGGGATAGCCTTCCCGGATAGCGTATAAAGCAGCTTTTGCACGGCAATGATGGTAACATTTCGGTGCTCGTCGTATTCCCGCGCAATTTTTGCCTGCTGGTACAGATCCGAGTTTTTGTGATCGTTGATCGCCGCCAGGACAAATTCCATTCTGTCCCGATCCGATTTCTCGGCAACCTCTAAAAAATCCTGATATGTTTTCATCTTTTACCTCACCGCGCCAGCTCCGGCACAAATCTGTGTTCTTTGAAGTGCTTTTTCAAAACCGTCATCACCATGTACCTGATTTCGTCCATAGCGTGGTCGTTTTCCTTCACGACGCGGTCAGATTCTGCTTTTTCGTCCCACCTGTAAAGCCCAAATTCGCGAATGGCGTCTTTACAGCCCGCATGAATCTTGATTCTTCCATCACGCAGGAAGTCGGACGTTGTGCGGATCCCGTTCAAAACGTCGTTGTCAGCGTGCCGGACTTTAAATCCGCTCCTTCTGCGCAGCGCTTCAATGAACGACGCGGCAGACGGATCCACGACAACGGCCCTGATTGGCTTATCTCCTGCAAGCCGTTCTACCATGTCGCAGTATTCCTCATCTGTTTTCTGCTTCTTTTCCTCGCGGCCGCTGTAATAGATCTCAGCGATTCTGACTGCACATTTCTTCCCAACGCACCATAACCCGGCAGAAAACGGGTTCAGCGTGCCATAGTCTATAGATATATAATAATCTCCGGTGTCCGGGGTATCCTGCGTGATGCAGCCATCTCCAAACATCGGATATACCAGTCCTTCGGCACGTACCCAGAGGCCGAGAATGTAGCGGTCGTAATAAACCGTCCCTTCGTATTCTTTTTTCAGATTTTCTTTAAAAGATTCCGGCAGGAACGGATTGTCGTCTATCGTGTATGTCTGGCTGAAAATGTCCGCGTTGCTATCGAGGAATTTTTTCAGCCAGTGGTCAGGATATTGCGGATTGAACGTCCCATCAAAACAGGAGTATTCCTTATCAAGACGGCTCTTTAGCAGTGCAAAGACTTCCTCCGACCAGTCCGCAACCTCGTCGCCGTAGCAATATTTAATCGACGCGCCGCGGATCTTTGAAACCTGAGAAACCTTTTCCGCACCGAGGCAATAGCACTTTTCCCCGAAAATCCACGCTGTGTTGTCGCTGGAGATTGTTCCGACGAGCATATCGCCATACAGGTTCCGCATCGGCTCCAGCACATTTCGCTCAATCGTGGATTTTGTTACGCCGAGAATGACGGCCAGACCATCTTTTCCGATTCGCTCACGAATCCGGATCGGTATGATCCATCGAAAATCGAGGTAAGTCTTCCCGCTTCTGGTGGCTCCGCCCTTGAAGTTCCATCGATGCGTCCCGTATTTTACAAATTCACGTTGTTTCGGACTTAACAGCATCTTGGAACTCCTTCAGCATCGAATCAAGCTTCTCCATTGTCGTCCTGTTGCGGTCGGAAGCTGCCGCGTAGCGTTTCATAAGACTGTCACCGGCTTTCAGTCGGTCGGACAGCGATGCGTCCATGCCGAACTGGTCTTTGACCTCCCCGCGCATGACCGCAGTGTAAAATTTCAGAATTTCGTTTGAATCCGCGACCTGCGCCGCTTCCTGTTCGTCCAGCCTGCGCTTAATATAGGAAGAAATTTGAGGTTTTTTTAGGTTTTCAGCGCCAATAAACGGGGCCGTTTTCAGGCTATATCCCGCTTTTTTCGCTGCTTCTGAGGCGTTGGCAGATTTTAAATATTCTTCGCAGAATCGTTTCTGCTTCGGCGTAAGTTTTTCATCCGCCATCGTTGTAAAGGTTTACCAGCAGCTTCACCACATCCGCGATCTGGTACGTTTCCAGCAGAGTGACGTTCTTCGGCTTTTCATCAGGTCGATATTCGTAAACCATGTATTTCGTCACCATCCTGTCATTTTTCGCGGAATAGGTCTGCATTTGATTGATTTTTATTTTGATTCCGTGGTACAAGAGCGCTGTTTGCAGCTTGTGTGCAAGGGCGCGCAAACTCGCCATAGCCGCTCCTTTCTGCCTCATTCTTTCGTTCTCGTGTTCTCCGTGTGTGAATAAATATATTTATTCACACACGGAGACACGAGAACAGGAGGAGGAGGTTTCCGCAGAACGCTGCGGTGCCGATGAAGAAGGGCGTAGAGTTGATCTCTACGCCCTTATAGTAAATGTTAAATTTGGCTCTGGGACGCAGACTTTTTCATAAAAGCCCTCTTTTTTGCCCCACAAGGCGAATAAATTGCCTGTGCCATTCCTGCGCGGTGCGCTCCGAGACGTAGCACGCAAGCGCAGCCCCCTGAAGCGTGTGCGTCCGCTTCCAAAGAACCAAATCTATGAGCCGGAGTCGCTCCGCGCCGTCAACGAGCCGTTCCGTCTCTGCTATTGCCTCCTCAACGGCAGCGCGCTCGGCCTTCGTCATCAGCTCGCCGCCCTTATAGCTGCGGATCATCCATTTTGCATAGGCCCACCAGCCGTATCGCGGCGTGCTCATCAGTAATGTTGCCTCCCTTCGCGTTTTGCGCGGTTCGCATCGTGCAGCGTCCGCATACAGCCCCGTGTCGTTGCATATCTCGCTGCGTCCTTCGATTGCTCCTGCTTGTATCTGTCCGCCTCCCGGCGGAACGCTATGTATCGGGCGCAGTCCGTGTGACAGCCGGTATGCCTGTCCGCGCAGCCCTTGCACGGAGCCTGCACCGGTGTAAGCCCTAGATTTCCCTGCATTCGTCCACCCTCACACATACGCGCTTGCCGTTTACCGCAACGACGTAGCCCGTCCGATTTGTCCTGTATTTGTATTTCTCGGCAGGATAGATCCGCCCGCGAACGGGCTGCATTTCCGGGTATACCGGGATCGAGCGCGTGATCAGGATCCGCACGCGCTCCGCCCAGCCCATCACAGCTTCCCTATGTGCCGTCCATGCGCACGCTTCGCTGCAAAAATTGTATTTTGACTTGTACTTCGACGGTGCGCGCATAAACGTATTCCCGCAGGCATCGCACGTCAGCTGCATCGGCGGTCTTGGTGGCTTTCGCTGCATCTTGCTCATAGCTTTACCCCCTTGATGTACTTATCAAAATATGTTACCGCAACGGCCATAGCCGCCCACATATCCGCAGAGAAGCCGTAGAAGAAGCCCTGATTTGCCTTTGTGCCAACAACTCCGTATCGATCTATCAGCGCCTGCCGGATATTTTTATCCTTTGCGCTCAGACAGCCGCACAGGTACAGCTTTTCTTCCCGACGGAAGATCTTCACCGGCTCCGCGCCATCCCTTTCGGCGCACTCCATAAAGCGTCCAATCCAAAGGCAGGTGTCGAAAACCTCCTGACCGACCACCATGCCCATTCCGGCAATCATTTCAATTGCAAAATCCGTGCAATTGCCGTAAACATTTTTGTGCAGGACGTCCCGAATTTCTTCGTTCGGAATCTTCCCCACATCCAGCACGCGGCGAATTTCTTCGCCGTCGTGCTCGACCACCACATAGCCGGATTGCGTATTGCCGGGGTCAATCGCCAGAATTGTGCCCATCAGGCCACCTCCTTTGTTCAAAGTCTTTGCATTCCTCTCCGGAAAAGTACATCCGCTCCAGTACTTCCTCGGAGAACCGTTCGGCCTTGTGTTTCAAGCACCGATACGGGTAAACGTAGTTCTTTCTGTATTCCAGATTCTTGCAAGTTAAGCAGCAATCCTGCATCAGCTTCCCTCCTTTCGCGCTACCGCGCGCAAACCGCAAGCCCTTCATACTATCCTTTTCCCGCAATACGGGCAAAACTTATATTCTGCCGCTTCGATGCAATCCATAAATGCACCGCAGGCGGTGCAGCATCCGTCAATGATCTGCGTGGTTTCCGCTTCCTCCGTCGCCCTCACCTTCCCACTGACCTGCACCACCGGGGCCACGTCGGCGGCTGGGGCCACGCGAAGCAGTCCTGCCGCAATATCCAAGCCATCACAGCGCCCGACTAAATATTGGCTGCTCGCACTGTTATAATACCTGTTTCTGCTGTCAACAATCGCCTTAATCGTTGCTTCCCGCTCAATGTATTCAGCCATCATCAATCCTCCTTGAACGCATTGTAGTGGCACCCCATACACTTGGGGAACACATCGTCAGGGTTTTCTTCCTGATACTCTGCAAATTTTTGTGCCTTTTCTCTGGACTCGAAAACAGAAGAATAGTGAACGACCGGATTTGTATTCCGTCTGTAAGATGGGCTGTAAATGCCGCAGTAGAGTGCGCCCTGATAGTCGCAGCATACAATTTCTTTGATTGTCCCCTTGTACACTTTGTTGGAGCAATTCACCCACCAAACGGTATCTCCAACATTCAGTTTTGTCTTAATGTCAGACATCTTCATCCCCTCCAAATTCCGCCTCGTACTGCTCCGGCGTGATAATCTCGATGTCCTTTGCGGAGTAGCCCAAGGTGTCGAGGCATATCAGCTTCGCCAGTTTGTCTTTGTCAAGGGCCGCCGCAGCGTCCTCATAGGATACGCCGGGTTTCGCCTCAAAGCTGATTTGAGCGCCAAACGCCCCGGCTACGCTAAATCAGATTTTATATTCAGCCATCCCGCTTCGCCTCCAATGCCGCTTCGGCCTCCTCGCGGGTGAGAAATACGGTCTTGCCAAACTCCGAAACAAAAATATAGGCGTTGCATATGCCGCCGCTCCCTATGAGCCACAATTTATTCAGATTGTTCCCGCCGTATCCTATTATCTTTCTGGCGCATATCTCATCGCATATGCCATTATCAATGTCAAAAATGCGCTCGATCATGTAAACCGTATCGCCCACCTTGCACGGCAGCACCACCACGCGCCCGTCCTTGTCGGCCTCGGCAAGCTCGCGGAGGCGGTCAAACCCGCCGCACAACTCGGCAATGTCCTCGTAGGCTTTCAGCCGTCCGTACAGATCGCGGGCCATCTTGCGGAAAATATCCTTGCCAAAGCCGTTGCTCGTTGGGCCGTTGATCAGCACGTTGAGCGTGCTGTCCCGGTTCTGCTTCCAGTCGATTTCCTTGCCGCCGATCGCGGCGTGCAGAAATCGGTCGGTTCCCGGGTCTACGTTGATATTAGGACTTGTCAGTCGCTCCATGTCTCATACTCCTTCCCGATGTATTCGCAGTATGCCATTTCCAGCCTCGCGCCTGCGCTTTCCGCTGCGTCCGGCAGGAAAACAACCGCGTCCGCCACGTCGATCATTGCAAAGCAGATCCGCATATAGTCTGCTGGGGCCATGCCCTCCGGCAGCTCGGCAGGATTGAGCACAGTGTGCCCCTGCCAGCCCAGCTGTATTTCTGCCGCTGCAAATTTATCCCGATACCCCGGATCGCCGGTGATTTTACCGGCTATGTAAATCTTCACGGCAATTCCTCCACATACCGCCAGCTCTGCGGCGGGCGGGTGATTGGCACTGGCTCCCAGCCGAATCTCGTCTGCCGCAGGCCGGTAAACTCCCACAGATCGCGCGGGTGATCGTAAACGCGCAAATCTGAGATGTGCCAGCCGAAGCCGGTGGCAGCTCCGAGATACTGGTGCAGCTCCGCAGGCTCTAGGCAGGTTGGCCGCGCAGCATCCGACGGGATCCTTCCCGCGCCGTTAATGTTGATGATCTGATCGCACAGAAATTCCCCGATAACCTTTTGCCGCTTATCCCATAAGCCAGTGGTCGGCGCTTTTTCCGTCTTTATGAAAACCGGCTTGCCGTGATACGTCTCTCCATAATTCTCATCGCCGTCTTTCATAATGGCGAGTAGCTTTTCCTCCGGTTTTGTGCAGTAGATATAGCACTTAAACGGCGTATCCATCTTCGGGCGCGTCTTGCGCACCTCAATCGTTTTCTCTCCGCTTATGATCTTCTCGCACCATTTCGGCCGGATGCTGATTAGTACAGCTTTACTCATGCCTTGTCTCCTTCCTCCGTCGCTTCCGGCAGCGGCATCCAGTGGGTAACTGCGCAGTCTACCGGATTGTTGTACACATCGTCCGGATTAAAATGTCTGTTCTCCCACCAACCCTCCGGGATGTAGTAATCATCCGCCTCCTCGTCGTACAGGCCATAGTAGCAGATGTCGCTCCAGTTCCACGCGCTGTCCCGCGTCAGCATCTTCCCGTCCTCGTAGATAGCCGGTATCACGAAAATGTATCCGTTTCGATTGCAAACTGCCAAAACATCTGTCTCGGGTTCCGGCAGCCGCTCCGTCACCGGAATCCACCGCTGTTTCTCCCGCAGCGCCGCGTTCTCGGCGGTCAAACGCTCGATGAGGTCGGCGCTCACTTTCGGGCACCCATCGCACCCGTATTTCTTCGTAAACGGGCATTCTTCCTCTGATTCTCCACTTGCGCAGCACCGCAGCGCCTGCGCGATTTCCTTGTTTTTCATGGTTTTCCTCTCCAATACTCATTAAATTTCTTTCCCGTGATAATCGGGCGGCACCATTCGCGCTGGAATCTCCGCCATTCAGAATCGTACTTTCCGTCCTCTCCGCGAAACAGCATGGCATACGGCACAAATCCTGCTTGCATGGTCTGCGTCAGGCGCTTTTCAGCATCCTCAAAGCTATCTCCGTCGTAGCCGCACAGCACATAGCAGCACATGGTGTGGCTCGCTGGGCGAAATCCTGCCGTCCGCAGCTTATTTCCCATCTCGATCAGCGGTTCCAGATCATCTCGGGTGTCATACGCCGTGTATAGCCTTGCCGGTTTTATCTCGTGCAGAAGTTCCGCTTGCCATTGCTGCAATAGCGCCGGTTCTAAGCCGCCCGTAAAGATCGCCGGGTGCTTCTGCCTCTTGAGCATTTCACAGACCGCCCGAAAATGGCGTTCGGACGTGCCGAGAATGTTGTCGTCGAGGATGTTCCATCCATCCACAATCGGCAGCTCTTTGATTTCCCCGTGCGCGCAGCGCGGCACGGAGCAGAACCAACAGTCCTTTGTGCAGCCGCGCGACGTAAATATCATCCCCTCGCGCAGATACAGACCGGGCGTAAAGTCTCCCATGCGATCATCAAACGCCGGGCCGCCGACCTCTACCGGAACGCCGAGAACCTGCCAAGCATCGTATAGCTCCTCCGCACGCTCCAAATCCCATGAAAAGGTCACGGAAATATGCACCTCGCTCACGCAAGCCTTGATGCAGTCCGCAATGTTCTCGATCGTCGGCTCTCGGAAGAACGCCAGCGCATCAGTCGGCGAAGCGTTTGTCTTTCGCGGGAATACCCGTGCAATCAAATTTCATCCTCAATTCCTTCAAGAACCATTTGTCCCGGCAAAACGCCATCTTCCATCCACCAGTGCATCACATCCTCGCCGGTTTCTCCAAGGCGCATACCTCCGTCCATTTTCCCACGCCGTCTGCGCTCATCGAGCATCCTGTCAAACGCCCGGATATACGCGGCTTGTTCTAAGCCCATCGGTCCAGTCCCTCCTTCAGTGCCCGGAAAATCGGGTATGCCTGTTGCGGCACTACAGCGTTCCCAAGGCATTTAAGTCTGTCCACCCGATTGGGAATCCCATGAGCCACTCCATAAGGGCGGGGTTCGACTTCCCACCGCTTCCACAGGTCAGGTTTTTCCGCTCCTCCTCCGTGACGACCCCCGCGTCTCTCAGTGCCACCATCTGCCGGAAGTTGTGTGTTCCGCCGCACAGCGGCGCGCCCGTCGTTGGCCGCGGCCACGATAAAGATTCTCTCTCCCTTGTGCAGTCCGCCGACATCCCAAGCCGCAGAACTGTAAGCCCTTGCTTCGTAGCCGACGCCTTGCAGTTCGGAAAGGATTCCCGCAAGCGCAATTCGAACAAGTCCAGAAACGTTTTCACCGACAACGCAGCGCGGGCGCAGCTCTCGGATAACTCGAAGCATCTCCGGCCAGAGGTATCGATCATCCCCTTTGCCCTTTTGCTTTCCAGCCACGGAGAAGGGCTGGCATGGGAATCCGCCGGAAATAACGTCAACTGCTCGTAATCCTGTTCGCTCATAGAAGCTCTCCTTTGTCAGCGTCCGGACATCACGCCAGCGCGGCACGTCCGGCCAGTGCTTTTCCAGCACCTTCGTCGGGTAGTCGGCAAACTCACACTGCCCGACGGTCGTAAATCCGGCCCAATCGGCAGCCAGATCCAGCCCGCCGATCCCGGAAAACAGGCTCAGATGCGTCAGCATTTTGTTTCCTTCCCCGTCGGCGTAAGCTTCGCCAGCATGATCTGCCCCAGATCCGCCACGTAGACCAGCCGCCCGCGGCTGTACACCATCAGTTTGTCGCCATGGATCTCCATCCGGTCAGCCTCGATGTTCGTCAGATCGTGGCAGCAATCGCAAACGAATCTCATGCTTTATCCTCCTTCCTGAATACCACAACCATACTTGGGAAAGGAGCGCTGTTTTTGCTTCCGCCAAACTTTAGACGCCCAGCGATAAAGCGGATCTCTCTCATCCCGTATATGTACCGATGGAACCACCGCGTATCTGTTCTTGCAGGAAGCAACATGACTACTGTCGCTCCATTTTCTGCGGATTCTGCCGCTTTTTGTACCCATTTCCCGATCTCGCGGCCATACGGAGGATTGCACCAACATACACCTTCCCATTCTTGCACGAGTCCGTCGTCATCAGGCGTAAAATATCGTGCGCATTTTGCGTTTTCTGGAATTGCGCAGACATCTGTCTCAAATGCGAACTCTTCGTTCAGTTCGTCAAAAAAGCCCTGTGGCGTCGCCCACAAGTCGGTTTCGCTTGAAAACATCAAGTCTTTGTTCATGTCTTATCCTCCTCGTTTTCCGCAAGCATTCGCTCGACCGCCTCCAACTGGAACGCATCAAGTTCGTCCCCGTGGCGCTGTACACCATGTTGCATCCGAGCGGCCCCCTTCGATACAGACCCCATCACCCTGTCCACAGCTGCACGTTCCAGCGGGTTCAGCTCGTCGTGGTGCCCCTGCACGCCGTAGCCGGGCTTTGCAACGCGGCTGTACTGTGCAGGCTGTGTTCCACCTTTGTCCTGTTCTTTTGCTAGCCAGCGGACGATAAACGCATTGATCCCGCGCTTTGTCTTCCGTTTGGCCGGATTTGCGTCCAACCAGCCCCTCATGTTCCGAAGCTGCTGTATCACGTCGACAGCAGGGTACAAGCCCGCCCATTCTTGGCATTGCTCCACGGAAACGGAATACTCCGTTCCATCATTCAGCGGCAGAGAGATTGCCGGCGGCGTGGATGCCGCTTGCGGCTCCGCGCTATCTTCCGCATCTCGAATAGCGAATTCGATTCTCGATTCTCGATTCTCGAATACGGGAACATCTGCACGCATTTGCTTGCAAATGATTTCATCCGCTTGTTTCCCTTCATCAGGTGACGGGAATTTGCTTACCTTCGCACGCTGCGTCTGATACTTGCCCCATGTTGGTAGGTAAAGGAAGCGCTTGCCCTCAAACATATACAGAGCAACCAATCCAGCACTCGCCAGCCCATGAAGAGCATTTTCTACAGTTTTGAGCGTGAGGTTTTCTTTCAGCGGGAAGAGGCGGTTTTTCACGACCGCCGCTCTCCCGTCAAAGCGTCCGAAATCATCACAGTTTACAATGAGCCGATAAAACAGAACTTCCTCAAACCACGAGAGTTTGTCGATGCTATCGCTTGTGCAGATGCTTTCCCGAATAATTCTGTTCGGCATATTTCAGCCCTCAGAACGGCAGGTCGTCGTCGCTTTCGTCAAGCTGTTTGAACTCCTC